CGATGACGAGTACAACGAGAACCACCACATGAGTTGCGTTTTAGTCTTATTCTTCATATACTATACACCAAGAGATTTACTTCTTGTTGATCATCTTAACCTTCTTGGTATTCTTGTTCGCATTGAGCTTCGCCTGTGTCGCCTTCATCTTGGCAACAGCCCTGTTGAGGTTGGTGGGGGTCTTCTTGTTGACTGGGACTGGGGTCACCTTGGGTGTGACATTACGCACACCGGGTTTCAACTTCTTCACCTGCTTCTTGTGTTCCTTCTTGAGCTTCTGCATAATCTTGGACGTGGACATTTTACTATAGTTAAGGAAAATCTTTCAGATAAAGACATGAAACCTATCAAAATTTTTGAAAAATTTTTAAACGACAATGAATTGGAAACTGTGCTAAATATCATAAAAGATGTGAATTGGAAATATACGAATATGACACGACCAAACACACCACGGTTTTGGATTGCGGATTTATATGAGGAACCATTTTTTAGAGACATAATTTTCAAGAAAATACAAGAAAAAACTGGAAAATCATTTGAACTAAATAGAGTATACGCAAATGGTCAAACATTTGCACAAGACGGTTCATATCATACTGATCACACCGATGAAGGAATGTATACATTCATATTATACACGAGTGCAATAAACACAGATAATATAGATGTTGTAAATGGGTATACACAATTCAAAATTAACAATAAAGTTATTAATGTAGAACCATATCTAAACAGAGGTGTTTTATTCAAATCAAATATTCTTCATCGCGGACTAGCTCCGTCTAGACATACAGATTTTTTAAGAGTGTCGGTGGCTTTCAAACTTAAAGAGATGGAATGAGCTCAAAGACATGAAGATACTCGCCATAGATATCGGGTACCATAACATGGGTTTGGTACTCGCCGATTCAAGGGCGGGTCCAAAAATCAGGGTTGAATACGTAAAAAAAGTCAGTCTCTCAGACTATAAGTATGTATATTCTAATGACATCGTGGATCTAGTTCCTTTATTTGTTGAAGATCATAGAGATCTATTCGACTCGGCTGAAAAAATATTAATCGAGAGACAACCTCCAGGTGGTTTTACAAATGTTGAAATTCTATTACACTACATGTTCAAGGATAAGGTGTCTTTAATTTCACCCGTGAGCATGCATACACATTTTGGAATGAGGCATTTAAACTATGACCAGAGGAAGGAGAGAACCGTGTCCATCGCGGAAAAATACATCGAGGATGAAATACCATACGAGAGAAAGCATGATATAGCTGACGCCCTCTGTATGATTGTGTACCACAATTTTAGGAATACAGTTCATTTCTTCGACACGTTTAAATTTTCTCCATCTACAATAAATGCCAACCACCAAGCAGATTCAGAACGCCAAAAAGAAACTCAAGGTGACCCCCAAGCCAAAGGGGAATACTCCAAAACTCCCCAACAAATTGACTTACATCGTCATTTCTGCTGATCCCAAGGTCAAACGAGACCGCGAGTTTCTCAAGACTGCCATGGAATTTATTCGGAAATCTCCTGCGCCAAAATAAGTAGAGCATTCGTGACATTCTCAAACATATCGAAAATATCACCCGTGTTTCGACGCTTGATACACTCCTGTAGTTTTTCGATATTGTAGTCGAATGATTCCGTCTTTTCTTTCATATTTTTTTCGAGTTTTTCGATGTTAGCATCCACCTCCTTGATTGCATTTTCAACATTTTCATCGAGGTTGGTGAGTTGGTTCTCGTAATGTTTTTTTTGTTTTGTGAGAATGTCTCGTTTTAGTTCAGACGTCGTCCTTTCAAGTTGGATATTCACACGAGCAAGACGTTCCTCGAGATACTCGAGATTTGAGGCGTACGATGTTTTGCAAGCCTCCTTGATCGCATTCAGACGACGAATTTCAACCTCCATTATATCTTATTTGGGTGTGCTACCTTTAATTAATTTGTTCAGATCCTTTGTGAATGCGTCAAAATATCCTAGTCGGTATTGGACAAATGCCCAGAGTGCGAAAAATAATGTCTTAGTCAGTTTGTTCAGTTCATTCTCTTCCATCTTGTAAATGGGTCCTACGACACGACCCATGAAAGTCTTTTCTTTATCTCTCCCGGTAACGTACATCTCCGCCTGTGTTAAAGCGCACGTGTCATCATTGACTGACCAATGGTAAAAGATGAATGGAATGATCATCGAATAAAACTCTAGATTTCTTCTGTTGTTTGTGAAAGGTACGATAAGGATCCATAAGAGAAAAATGAGATGAATGAGGAATATTATGTTCATCTATTATAAGATGACTGAAGAAATTAATATGAAAGAAATGTGGAACGAATATCACGAATCTGTATTGAGGCAGTGGGGTGAAGCGGCCGCTTGCTATAGATACATGCACCATCGGTCGTTTCTACTTTATAAGAAACTCAGTATGCGTTTTAATTTACCTGTAATCGTACTTTCTACAATCACTGGTACAGCGAACTTTGCACAGTCATCTTTTCCTGCAAGTATGAGAAGCACAGTTCCCGCTATCATCGGTGGTATGAACTTGATAGCAGGTCTTATCGCTACTATCATGCAGTTTCTCAAGATTAACGAACTCATGGAAAATCACAGAACAGCTGCCCTAACGCATGGAAGTCTTTCTAGAAATATTCGGCTCCAGTTGTCTCTTCCACGTGAAGAGCGGAAAAAGGAGGGTCTGAAGTTTGTTGAAGAATGTAAAGCTGAATATGATCGTCTCATAGAACAGTCTCCTCCCATTCCCAAAGACATTCTATTAAACTTCGAAAAAGAGTATCCCTTCGATGGTGTGTTTACCAAACCAGAGATTTTGGATGTACGCCCAATACCTGGTATAAAATTACCAAAGACGGTGGAACCCATACGAGCCATCACGAAAGATACCCCCTTCGAAGGTGTCGGAGAGTTGTTTAGTCCTGATGAAGAGGAAGAGGAAGAGGAAGAGGAAGAGGAAGAAGAGACAGACGTCGAGCAAGGTACACCAAAAGAATAAACATGATCACATTCGTGAGTACACTACACGCAACGTATGGTATAATTTTCCATTTTAAAGGTTCTACGATACGTTTATGAAGTGCGTCATTCTCGAGCACCAAATCTATGGCCTGATTAGTAAGATCGTCAATGGATTCTTTCATTAAAGTAGTCGAGCAAAAAAAAGATCCCATTGTGACGACAATTCACACGAAACAAATTGAACTCATCAGACGTTACATACGAGAAGGAAAGAATATATTCATCTGTGGTGCTACTGGCGTTGGAAAGTCTTATGTATTGCAAGCTGCCCTCCACGGACTCAATCATGTAGAGTTACAGAGTGAACACCTAAAAAGTAAGTCCCTATTCTTACCGTTCATACGACCATCAACGAAACATGTTTTCATAGAAGATTACGATCCCATCTTCAAACCAATCATCGAACGTGTGTCTGATGGTGATCGTTTGTCTCGTGGATCTCTTCTCGTCACGACAACAAACATGTGTATGTATCCAAAGTTTGAGACGGTATTTATCCCTAAGCATAAACCCGATGTTCTCATGACTTTGACGGATGAACGCGGACCTCATGTTGAAAGTGCAGCTGTGAGATCGAATGGAAATATTCGCACTTTCTTCACGTATCTAGAGGGTTATGATGAAATGGATGATTTTAAAAGTCCAAAGGAATTTATTGCAGATGTTCTATCCGATCCTCGACCAATTCAGATACGAGACAGTGTCGCTGAACATGGTCACATGTGGGACGTGTTTCAAGAGAATTACTTGAATTCGGAGGGTGTGAACATCATCAAAGCATCTCAATCCTTTTCTGATGCTGACATGTACGACAATCACATGTACAGAAACGGTGACTGGAACCTCATGCCGTACTTTGTTTTACACGCCCTTACAATTCCTAAGAGTTCACTAGGTGAACCACTCGACCGAGATAAGATTAGAGCTGGGAGCTGTTGGACAAAGTTTGGAAACTATAAGATGCGCAAACAAAAGTTTGAGGAAATTAAGAAAAAATCACGAATGGGATTGGGTATAGAAGAGTTGGGACTATTAAAGAAATATGCCGAAAATGGAGACTTGGAACCCATGCTAGACTATAAAATCACACCACAAGATTTCGATGTCATCAATCATCTCGCTGTCGGAAATGGCTTAAAATCGAGGGACGTGACAAGAGTAAAGAAAGCATTGAAAAATGCCTACGAACGACGAAGAGACTGAGACTGAGGAGTGTGTCAAGGTGATCGGTAATGAAATTCTCTTCTATGGGAGTGTTGATCGTGAAAATGCTCTCGAGTTTGTAGAAAAATTTAAAAAGTTGGAGATGGAACTTCTCAAGAAGAAGGCTGAACTCGTTGGATATGA